GCGTATAATGCCAAGGGAGCTATGTGGGTAGCAGTAGGAGAAGGAAGTAATAGTATTGCTTACTCGACTAATGGTATTAATTGGAACCCTGTTGGAACTAGTAGTATCAATATATTTTCAACAGGAAAAGGTGTAGCGTGGAGCGGTAATATGTGGGTAGCAGTAGGAGCAGGAAATAATAGGATTGCTTACTCATCTAATGGTATTAATTGGAACCCTGTTGGAAGTTCTAGTATTAATATATTTACATATGATGGAGAAGGTGTGGCGTGGAATGGAACTAGGTGGGTCGCTGTAGGATATGGAGGAAACACTATTGCTTACTCGAGTAATGGTATTGATTGGACATCAGCCCTGAGCCAAACAAATGATATAATTTCAGTCGTAGGATATGGTGTAGCGTGGAATGGAACTATGTGGGTCGCAGTAGGATATCAAAATAATACTATTGCTTTCTCACCTGATGGTATTAATTGGAAACCTGTTCTAAGTAGTCGAACAAATATATTTACAGTTTATGGATATGGTGTAGCGAGTCGATTGATTGCTGAAAGTACACTTGATATCAGTTTAAACAAAAATGGTTCAGGACTAAGTAATAAGTTGGATATAGTGGCCGATAAGTATTACAATACAGGCTATAGTAATTTAACACTGACTGTTAATGAAATTCCAAATCCTACTGCTTAAATTACAACAACTAATGCTAATATTAGTCGAAATGGTTCAACTACACTAATTCCGGTATTTACTAATGCTACAAGAGTAACAATTAATGGAGGTGCAACAGTAGAAAACCAATCTATTATATCAAACACAGCATACACAGTAAATCCAACAACTACAACAACATACACTTTAGTTGTAACTAATAGTATAGGCATTCAGCAAAATGCTAGTGTTGTTATTAATGTTGATTCTGGTTGGTATGGTAATATATTATTTAGTAGAACTTCTGGTTCGGGAAATTTTTATATATATATTAGGACAGCTGTATCTGTTATAGCAACTAATGTATCCAATCCAACTAACTCTTTTGCTATTAGTTTACGAAACCCTTCAAGTTATTTAGATATATGTATTATATCTGATCCTAATAAATATATATTTAATATAGATTTTACACCAAATATAGGAACACCACAACCTATTTTTGATAATGTGTTAAATGCGTATTGGTTAAGATACATAATATCTACATTATTTTCAGGACAACTTCTCACTTGTACATTTGGTATTTCCTAGAATAAATCTAGTTTTAGAACAGTAATTTCACCATAAATATACATGGCTCAATATTTTAGCATTATAATAGCCTTGCGATTTTTTCTTTTCTAAACTAATTGCTTCACCTCTTTTTTTGGTTCCAGAATGTCTATTAAAATAATTGCGCATTCGTTTTCTATTATTATGATTTTTATGCGAATAATATTTAAGCGGAGTTCTATCTTTATATTGTTGATAATCTGATGCTCCAAAATGTATTTTGCGTATTTTTTTGGTTGTCTTATTTTGGACAAAGGCTGTGTATTTTTTTCCGGGTGGCCCTTTTTCAAATTTTATGATTTTTTCTTTCATACTTTTATTCATACTTTTATTCATATTATAATATTTTTATATATAATAAATATTATAGTATAATAGTAAAATAGTAATAAAAATGAAAATGATAAATATACCTATTAAATATTTACCTCGTCGTCTTAGTTTGAAAGATAAAAAACTACAAATTAAACAATTAAAAGCCTCACGTAATGCATATAAAAAGAAGCGCTATTTAACACGAAAAAACGTTCACTCATATAAATCCAAAAAATCACCTCATATAGCAAAAGCGCAAAAGTTGTATAAACTTAAAAATATAGCAATAAATTCGGACTTAGTAAATGCAACGGGTTGTTCTAAAAATGCCTTATTACAAATTGTTAAAAAAGGTCGCGGTGCATATTATTCTTCCGGTTCGCGTCCCAATCAAAGTGCGCATAGTTGGGGCTATGCGCGTTTAGCAAGTGCTATTAGTGGAGGCAAAGCATCAGCAATAGATTATAAAATATTAGAACGTGGTTGTTCATCAAATTCTAAGGCATTAAAATTAGCACTTAAAGCAAAAAATAGTGGAACACGAAAAGTTCCAAAAATTAAAATATAATACATAGAATTAGCTATTATATAAGAGCCCACCAAAACCATTTTGAAAAAGTAATATATTGTACTTTTCTTCAATTATATACAAATTATAAGTATATTTATATATATTTGTAGGATCTTTTAATGTTGCTATTATTGCGCCTGTTGCTGGATCGCAAATTGTTGTAAATTCTACATTACTAGAGTCAATTGGAGGATTAGCATAATTATTATATTCAAATTCAATTATTTTAAATTTATTTGTATTAAATGCACCATTTGGTTGTAATTTAAAAGGGTCTGTTGTTAACGCAAAATTGTAATAATATAAACCGACTTTTGAAGAAGAACCATTTGACCTATTATATTTTTCTAGTTTGCTAAAAACATTACTATCAAATGTTTGTTCTCTATATTTACCATCACATATTATGCCAAAATTTTTCATGATCTCACATAAATTAGTTTGTTCATATATTGTTGGAATGTAATCTGTATAATAAATGTTTTTTGAAATGTCACCACTATAAGTAAAATCAGGATTGTAATATTCATATTTAGAGTTTATTTTTACTTTTTGCAAATTATTTGGTATACTATTTTCATAAGGCCAATTAGTATAGTTAGACCATTCATTACGGGCTTTTACATCACTTCTTTGAAAATACCACATCCAACTACTAATTAATCCATTTGATTCTAATTTGATTTTATTAGTTTTAATAACATTTGTAAAACTATATTCTTTGATTTCTTTAATTAAGTAATTTTGACTATTTCTAGCAAACAGTTCTCTTTCGCTATTATCAAGAAAACATTGAGTACATAGTAAATGAATATTACTATTTATTCTACTTGTTAAATTACCATAAATATCAGTGGCTTTTTCTAAATCTCTTTGTGGTGGTGGATTTATAAATCTATTAAATTGATAATCTATTGTAGTTTGAGTTGGATGTATTTGGGGAATATTGTTATAATTAGCTATTTTATAAGTATTTACACTCATATCATATAATACATCTTTAATAGTAAATAATTCTTGTAGTGGTCGTAATTTGAAATCAATAACTAAATTACTATATTGTAAGCATATTAATGGAAGCGCCATAAATGATGACATAGAAAACCATGTGTTAATTGGTATATATAGAGTAAATTCTCGTATAGATGGTTCAATTCCGCTTATATCAGGATTAGTTCCATTTATGTTAAATGCATTTGGATAATTATTATTTCTATTATTAAAATTAGCAGGATCATTTAGTTCACTAATATTACCTGTCATAATATCAAACAACTCCTTTTTATGTGTATCAAAATCACGCTCAACAATATTTTGCAAATAATGGCCGCTAAACTTTTGAATAGTTATTCCATCAATAAGTATTTTTACTTCTTCTATTAAATGACATCCAATATTTTTAATCCATTTAAACTCGTATGGTCTATAAACGCCAGAACTATCTGTGGATTTATATTTATAATATAAAACAGGGCTCCATATAGTTGGTAATTTTACTACCAAATAAGTATCCATCAATAAATCACCATAACGATCTATTTTGAAGCTAAAATTTGTGGATTTTGCGATTTCTAATTCTTTTTGACCTATTTGGTCTATTCTAAATTTTTGTAATCCAAAATTAGTATATTTTGAGTATGTAGATTTGAAAAAACTTCTTGTAGGATTACCAGTCAAAATAATATTTTGGTCGCCAATTGCTATTAAATTTAATAATCCTCCTGCCATACTATAATAATTAATATACTATAATAATTTTATACTAATATTAAATTATTATAATTAAATTAGTAAATTATTTTAGTAATAATTAAATGTTTTAATATATAAATATACTTTCATACAAAATAATGCCAGACCCAGAACCAGAAAAAAAACCAGGACCAGAACCCGGAAAAAAACCAGAAGAAAGTAGCTCCACAAAAAAAGCATTTTCCATTGCTTATGAATTATCGAAAGAGGCTTTTTTTACACTCTTTCCTAAGTCTAATTATGAATCAACAGTATATTATTATGTAACAATTATTATTATAATTTTAGTATTATTAATATTATTTGGATGGATATATGATAGATTAGATCTGCAACAACGATCATGCAATAAATTAAAAATGTTTTATAAGTCTAATATTGGAAGGTCTTATTTTGTTACTATGAATAGTGTTGTAGCAAGTACTTCAGCACCTACAAATACAAATAAATTTGATATATCTAATAGTATATTAAAAAATTATTATGTTAAAAGTGCTTATAATTGTTGTTGCGGGGATGGTTATAAAAATAACTTTGTTAATTTATGTGCTTTAGAAAAATGTATTAGTAATGGATGTAGGTTTTTAGATTTTCAAGTTTTTTCATATAATAATGTACCAATTATTGCTTCATCAACAACAAATAACAACTATATAAAAGAGACGTATAACTCTTTAACATTAGAAGAAATATTAACTACAATTACTTCTAAAGCTTTTGATGCCGTTTACACAAACTGTAATAGAGATCCGCTAATTTTAAATTTTAGAATTATGAGTACAAATTTAACAATGTTAGAAAAAATGGGAGAATTATTTGAAACACATTTAGATACAGGAAGTGAAGGTGTAGATAGTTTTCGTTTAATGAAACAACATAATTATAAAAACGGAACAATATTATCTGTCCAAATGAAAGATTTATACAAAACAATTATTATTATTTGTGATTTTTATCCGTCAAATAGTATATTAGAAAGAACCCCAGAATTAGCAACATTAGCAACATATATTAGTTTAAAGGGTAAAAGCGACTTTTGTAAAACGTATAGACATAGTGAAATAGTTGGTAAAACAACCCAGTTTTTTAGTGAAACAAAGCGAAATTTTGTAATAGTATTACCTGATCTAAATAATTCAATATATAATGATGAATATGCATCATCGTTCAGTTATGGTTGCAATGCCATAGCTATGAAGTATCAAACTAAAGATAATAATTTAACACAATATATTACACAATTTACAAATGAAGATAATTATTCTTGGATTTTAAAACGTAACCATTTAATTTCAGAAGTTCCAACAAATTTTGCTATTATTCCTTTTACTAGTCATAATACAGTTGTAGGTACAGAATTAAGAACTACAATACAAAATCTTTTAGCTGGAGGATAATTGTTTTTATTGTTTTATTGTTTTATTGTTTTATTGTTTTCTATAAAACAAAAAATATTATAATAACACACTATAATATATAATTTATTATGAAATCTTTTGAAGAAAAAGAATTAAAAATATTACGAAATGCTATTGATAGTGCTACTTATGAAGTAGGGAAAAAATTAGTACAATCTGATACTATAAAAAAAATAATAGAAATATTAGAAGAGTTTTTAAGAACACATAATACCTTATGTTATGGCGGAACAGCTGTAAATAATATATTACCAGAACAAGACCGATTTTATAACAAAGATATTGAAATACCTGACTATGATTTTTTTACGCCGTTAGCAATGGAATATGCGACAAAGTTAACAAATATATATTATAAAGCCGGTTATGAGGAAGTTGAGGCAAAATCAGCAGTGCACGCAGGAACCTATAAAGTGTATGTTAATTTTATTCCCATTGCTGACATAACCTATTTAGACAAAACATTGTTTACAAACTTGTTCAAAAAAGCTATTAAAATAAATGCTATAAATTATTGCCCTCCTAACTATTTGCGAATGGCTATGTATGTTGAATTGTCAAGACCCATGGGAGATGTAACACGATGGGAAAAAATATTAAAACGCATTACTTTATTAAACAAAAATTATCCATTAAAAGGAGAGCTTTGTAAATCTATACAATTTCAGAGAGATTACGATGGTTCGGTATTAGAGCGCAATAAACTTTATGAAGTTTGTAAAACATCGTTCATTAATCAAGGATTAGTGTTTTTTGGTGGTTATGCCGCGTCACTTTATAGTCAATATATGCCCAAAAAAGAACGCGCACAAGTCAATACTATTCCTGATTTTGATATGTTGAGCGAGAACCCTATGTCAAGTGCGTTAATATTAAAAGAACAACTTAATTATGAAGGCTTTAAAAATGTTGTTATTAGAAAAAAGAAGCCTATTGGTGAATATGTAGACGACCATTGTGAAATAATTGTTAATA